ATCTTGACAAAAAATATGACAAGCCCTACCTATTCTATGACTATTAGTAGAAACTCCTCCCAGTTTTTCATTAGTTATTTTATTTCTATATCCTGATAATATTTTGAATTTTAATCCTGAAAGTCTTCTTGCTTCATCTAACATAGATAAAAATTCTCTATCCATATATCTATATCCAGATCCAGGAACTCCTTCACAATCAAATTCTTCATAATTAAAAAACCTAAATTCTGAATTAATCATAATATACAGTTAAACATAAATCAATAAAAGGAATATATAATACATAATCTATACAATCTTTTTGAGGATAAGACCTAAATCCAAAAACAATTCCATTATAAAATCCTAAAGTAAGTTCCCAATCCATTGTTGTTTTATTGCTAAGTTATTAAAAAAATATATATATTTGTTATAAGTAGTTGTAGATCTACTTTAAAAACTACCAAACTTACATCATAATAGTAAGATGTTTGGATCAGATAATTATTAAAGTTTTTTATAGGGGGGATTTTTTTCTTTTTCTTTTTGTCCTTTTTCTTTTTCTTTTTTATTATTTAAATATATAAAATCCCAAATTATATCAAACATTTTCACATTTATCTTCCTTGTCCTTTATATCTTTTTAAATAATATTTACTAGATTTTAATTTAGAGCTTTTCTTTTTAGAATGTATTCCTTTTCTTTTCTTGGGTTTAGGTTTTATATATACAGTTATTACTCTTCTAGCCATTATTGATGCATCTTATTTCCAAATACTTTTTCAATTCCTCTACTTCCAAAATAAGCTGAAAAAATTATTGAACCTAATTGAGTTAAACTAGAAATATCATACTTTAAGAAAAATCCAATAATTATACTTAATGTAATTAATATTAAAATTACTGGGCGTACATTAGACGTAAGCCAGTAGCCACTTCTAGCATCTGCAACCCATCTTTTAGTAACGCCATCTATTTCACTACGTTCAAGTTTTAATTTTTCTAAGGCAATCTGTTTATCAGCATCAGACATATTTGATCCGCCTATTATGGCTTCTATTACAGATCCTACTGGAGTGTCTTTAGCTATAGCTCCTACGACTGAGGGAATTTTGTTTAATAAAAATTTTCCGACATTTGTATCTTTAAATTTCTTCTTCATAATATAATGTTGAGCCTACTGTGCTAGTAAGTCCAAATAACGCCTTGTGCCTTATCTCTATCGGCATCAACGTGAATGAAATTGTTCGATATTCCAATTCTAGTGAATCCTGCTTCGATAAGAGCGGTAAGGATTTTGTGTCTAGTTGAGGAATCAGGAATGGATATGTCAACAGCGAGTCCTTTACAATGAGACGAGTTTGGACTTGCAGAATAGCCTTTTGCTTTAAGAGCTTCGTTGTGAGCTTTTGTTCTATAACCTGAGTTGATTTTAAAGGGAATACCTGCAACTCCCCTAGCAAAATCGAGCAATTCCAAAAACTCAGGATCCATATTACGACCACTATTTGGTAAATCAGGCGAATCAAACTCTTTAAATGTAAAATAATTCATATTTTTTTCTAATCATTTTCTAAAAAAATTCTTATATTTTTCTATTTTAAAATACTTGATATTATTATTACCAATATAAATAACTGTACTAAAAAAAATAACACTTTATTATTATTATATTGTTTTAAATACCATCCTTTAAAATTATTTATTTTTTCTTTCATAATCTTTTTTTATCGTCAAAATCCATAGCACTTTTTAATATTACTCTATCAAGAATATTATCGTAATTTTCTACCATTTGATTTTGTAGGTTAATAATCATTTTTTCGTATTCGTCTTTATTCTTATGAAGTTGTTCAATAGTTAATTCTAATTTTTCAATTTTATTTTTCATCGCTTCAACATCATCGGTTTTAGTTCCTGTTATGCTTGAAATTATAATAGGAATTGAAGCGGCTATTGTTCCAATTAACATCATAACAACCTCTTTATTACTGTCTAAAACAGGGAATTGTAAAAGAGTAACGATAATCCCAATTACAAAAAGAAAAATAAATAAAGATCCTGCATAATGACGAATCTCTTTCGCAACTCCATTTTTTATAATCATTTCTTTAGCTTTTGGTAAATTGATATTATAGTATATGTTGCTGTAAGAATTAGAACTATGGTCTGTAAAATAGCATTAGCTTCATTCATTAAAGAAAAAAGAATTGCAAACCCATTAGCTGACCATACTTTTAAATCCATTTTATTTAAATGCTAAATACATATATTTTTCTCCACCACCATTAATCATTCCACTTGAAGATGGTACAGTAAATCCACCAGTATTTGTAGAATCAAAAGAAAAAGGAGTAAACGAAACACTTGCATCAGTTTCATTTAAATACATAACTTCCTGACCTCTTACGCTATCAAATACCGCCCAATTTTCATCAGATGTAACTGATTTAATTATAACTATTGAGGGTTGGAATCCTGTTACAATTTGTTGAGAACTTCCAGTGCCATCATAAGTGCCGACTTTTGACACCCCTGCAACACTTGCAAAAGAATAAACAACATAATCTATTCCACTTGAACTTGTGTTTTGTAGTACTTTATTACCACTAAACCAAGTAGAACCATCTGCTATAAAAGTAGCGTCAGTATTTAATACTCCATATTTACTCTCTGACTCTAACCAACAAAACCAGTCATTAGTTCCATCTAATCTTTTCCACATAGCAAATTCAGGTGTAATACCTACTCCAACATAAGTAGATGCAGATGCTCCAGTAATAGATGTATAACCAGTAACAGAAAAAGAGCCATTACTATTAGCATAAACTGTGCTTGTAACATCTCCAACACTATTAGATGCACTTACGCCGCCTGACCCATTAAAACCATAAGCCATATATGTATCACCATTTTTATTTGTTCCCCACCATCCTGGAGAATTATCAATAACAACAATATTACTTGTTGGAGTACCCCCATAGGCAGTTGCATTTCCAACACCAGGTGTTCCTGCAGGAGTGCAAGAAGTTGGATTATTAGGAAAACCAGTAGCACAACCACTTCCATTTTGACTGGTTGAATGAAAAGATAAATAATTATAACTACCTCTATAACTATCTCCTACAATCCACCCTTGAGCTGTATCAGTATTTTTTACAAAATACAAATCAGGCACAAAATCAATAGCGTTGGTTTGAGTTGCACAACTTCCATTACCTGCTCCACAATAAGATGACCCTGTACCATTTCCTGTAAAAGAAACAGCATCATATATAGGGGTTCCTGATGCTACTGCTGTTTTATTTAAAAGTTTTTTATTTAATCCCATTATAAATTATTAGGTAAAATATATTTAACAATATTTACTTTTGTCGATAGTGCATTGATTTCTGCTTCTTTATCTGCACATTCTGTTCTTAATGCTGCTCTTGCATCTAATACTGATTGTTCAGTTGTGTTTCCAAGTTCTTGGTCTCTTATTATTATCCAATCTGTTTTAGATAATTTTTGATTATACACTTCTTTTAAATTTGAAATTTTATCCGATTTTAATTCAGAAACTGACTGACTCCAAGTCTTGTTTGTTTTAGAGTAACTAAAAACACTATTATCAGAATCAAAACTTAAACTTCCTAAATTATGTATTTGTGAATCATAATCACTTGGGTACTCTACATCATAAAATCCGTGAGTTTCTAATTCTGAATCTGATAATAAATCAAACCCTGCAATTATATTTCCCCAAGATTTTGGAACTGATGAATATTGTTTTATTGAACCATTTATTTCTATTGCTTTTGCCATATTTTTATTTTTTATCTATTAACTTGGAGTTGCATCTGATGTATAAGCTGCAACAGAATAATTAAAAATTGCATTTGCTGAATCATCAATACATTCTACCTGAATCATATTTGTTGAACCTCCTGCATAATCTACTGCGCCAACTTTATTAAAAGTTTCACTTGTTCCTGCATCACTATCAAAAGTAATTGTTTCACTTCCTGTTAAATTATAGAAAGTAATAACTTGTCCTTGTTTAAAGTTTGTAAAATCAAACTCGATTGCTCCTGTTAAGCTGCTCCCCATTTTAAAAGTTGTTCCTGCTGCCCAATCAATACTTACTGCTCCTGTATAAGTAGTTATATCAACTTTAGCTGTATATCTGTTTTCTAATTTTGCAAAAGTAACATTATCATCTAAAATTTTAGCTGTAACAACAGCATCGTTTGTTATTGTTAAAGCTCCTGAACCTGTTACTTCTCCTGTATGAGTTGCATTTTGAGCAGTATTTGTTACAGTTACATTTCCTGTTGTTGAATTTACAGAAATACCTGATCCTGCATTTACAGTATCTACATCTCCTGCTATTCCTGTAGCCCAAGCAAAAGTTCCATCAGCTTCAGATGTTAAAACCTGTCCTGATGAACCATTCCCATCAACTGCTAATTGAGTTGCAGTAATTCCATCATCTGCTATAGATAAAGTAACAGAAGTGTCTGCTACAGATGTTTTTGCTAAAGGTGCTGTTGCTGTAATATTTGCACCTTCATATAATTCGTCTTCATTATCATTTACTTTATCGAAAGCATCTCTAATTGGATCGCCTGTTCCATCGTTTGCTGTTGTTCCGATATTTATTGCTTGTTTTGCCATTATTTTTAAATTTGTGTTACGTCTGCTTTATAATTTGTTGTATCAGCTTTAAATGCTACTCCTGAAATAGATGTTCTATCTGCTGTTATTGAAAAAATATTCCAACACCCTGGAGCAGAAACATCAGGAATATCTCTTGTTGTGTAAACCAAATCAACACCAAGTGAGCTGTTGGTTATCATTGAACAATATACTTTTCCCCAATTAATGCTGTTAGCCATTATTTTTTATTATTTTTAATTTTTCTAAAAACCTAGTTAATTTAACTATGTTTTTTTCTTTTGGTTTATATTTTTTTACAATACCCATCCACTCAATGTATTAAAATCTTTATCAGGGTACATTCCTGTATCTTGATTTGCAGTATATTCAACATATAAATTACTGTTATCATCCATATAGTCCATAAATCTGTTTGTATAAAATTCAGCAAAATCTTTTGCTTTCGCTGTTAAAGAATCTAATTCGTCTTTAGATATAGTTTGACTAGATTCTGACATATGTTTAAATATTCCTCCATTATTTATTTGATATGCACAAAAAGGAATATAAGCAGATTGACTATACCATATTAACATAGGTTTTATATAACTATTTAATAAAGTTTTATAATCAGAATTTGCTGAATCATCTAAAGTTCCTGCAATTATTATATCCATTATTTTATCATACAATTTTGTTCCTAAATAATTCTGAATGTAAACATCTTGTGCTACTTCAACAAACTGAATTAATTTATCTTCATCAAGAGTTCCGTCTATAATAGACTTTCTCTTTAATTCCGTCATTGTTATAAATAATGCTTTCATTGTTTTTTATTTGTTGGATAAGCTCCTTTATCTGATCTAGTCCAATTTGCTTCTGACATTTCAGGAGGATTTGTTGGAGGAGTAAATCCTTTTTTTATAGCATCCTTTTCAGAGACTTCATTAGAAGCATTAATTTTTTTCCTATAAACTCTTCTTTCCCAAATATGCTTACAATTTTTTCCACCTTGCCATTTTAAAAGACTATAACTTCTTTTTTTATGACCTAATTCTCTATTTACCCCTTTAAAACTCATTAGGTTTATATCTTCTAGTCTAAAAACTATATTTTCTTTAGATAACTTTATCATAGTAGTACAAAACTTTCTTGAGTTTACTGATTTAATTTTTTCCTTATAAGAGTATCTAATTTTATATCCAGAATTATCTTGTTTTGATTCTTTTGTAGGTTTAGCATCCTTTTTTGAAGGAAGAGATAAATTAGTTAATTTATTTATATCAAATTCTAAATTGTCTTTACCAACATCTTCTTTATAAATTAATTCCCAATCATCTTCAACTTTTTCTCCTAAATTTTTTAATTGACTTAATAAATCTTCGGCTTCATCTTCAGATAATTCATTTTTTTCAACAGAAGATAATTTTTCTCCTGTTTCTTCTTCTCTTTTTATTTTAGTTGCAATATTATCTAATTCTGTAAATTCTATAGGTTGTAATGTTACAAAATATAAATCAAGATAAAT